GTAGTAGGATTAGCTAGAGTTACATTACCTGTAAGTGTTAATACAAAGTTTTGATTAGCAGCAAAGTCTAGTGTGACTGAACCTGTATTAGATGTGTCTGTGTCTGTTGTAGATGTAACACTAGCACCAAAAGTAGCACCAGAATTAAACGCTGCTTTACCTGCTTCAGACATATCAAGTGTTAAAGCATTTATTTGCGCACCATTATCACTACCCCGCAATATTAAATCTCCATCAGAAACTTGTGCTTTAATTGCTGAGTTGTTGCCATCTTTAGTAAATTTAATAAAATCTGTAGTATCGTCTAACATTCTTATGTCGCCACCATCAGCATCTAAAAGCAAATCTCCAGCAACATCAATAGTAAAATCACTTGCGTGAGAAATATTACCAGTCATAGTGCCACCAGCTTTTGGCAGAGCAGCGTTAGCAGTTGTATTAGCTGTTACACCTGTAGCTATATCGGTGTTAATTGAGTTGGCTAGTTTGTCTGCTGTGACATTGTCATCTAAAATCTTTGCTGTAGTTACTGCATCAGCAGCAATAGTTAATGCTGTAGCACCTGTTACATCACCTGTGTGAGTAGCGTTAGTTACTTTAGCTGTATTGGCTGAAACAACTGCTTCTAAATTACCTATGTTTGGAATTGCAACTGTGCCTGTAAATGTAGGACTGGCTATTGGTGCCTTTGTTGCAATAGCAGATGTGTTAGTATCTAACTGTGTACCATCTGCTGATACATCTCTACCATCTACAGTCTGACTTCCTGACATAGTAATATTACCTGTCATCTGTCCACCAGCTAATGGTAGTTTAGTAGCGTCTGTTATTCCTGTTCTTACTGCTGTGACTGTGGATTTCTTAGAAGTACCACCATCATTAATTAATATTTCCTCACTACCTCCGAGGGTACCTTTACTTGCTAAGGCTGATACTTTAGTTGTTGCCATGTTTACTCCGTAATAATATAGTCAGGACTAGCATCACTAGATGACTCAGTTATAAAATACAAGCCAGTTGATTCTGTTTCTATTTCTTGTTCAGGAGAAGCAGGAGGACCTACTGGTGTATCATCCCATCCTCTTCTTCTAAATAAATAAACAGGTACAAACTTCTTTTGTTTTCTAGTTAACTTATATGCCATTACTCTAACCTGTCTAAAAGTTTTTCACGTCCAATGTTTCTACGTTGTTCTATATCTGCTAACTTATCTGTAAATTGTTCTACTAATGGAGCATAAGAAACATCTACTGGTACAACTTTCTTTCTTGTTGGAAGCTTTCCTTTATACGCTTCTGGCTCTTTAAAACTTGTTTTAGCTTTTGTATGACTATCTTTAGGTGTAGCCATTAATCCTTTTGGCTCAGGTAAAGATGACATCTCAGGTAAATCTTTTGTTTCTTTATGTGCTTTTAATTCTGCACCTGACTCTACTGTAGGTTTAGAATAACTTCTGTCCTTTACTGAATCTAAGTTATCTTCTCCACTTAACATCTGGTCCAGTATGTCATGTATTTCACTTGTTTCTTCTTCAAAAGAACCTTGTTCGTTATTAAACTGTAGACCATTCTCTTCTAAAAAAACAGCTAGTTCTTCAGAAGAACCTGTAGGATTTTCAACTTTAAATACTTGCTCAAGAATTTCATTATAAAGTTTTGCAATCTTTTGCTTTATCTTGTCTAGTTCTAAGTCTAAAGCACTATCATCAAATAAATCAGCTATGTTCATAGTTCTCCTAATTAGCTAAATATAACCCCCTCATGTAGAAGGGGTTACGGTTTAACTAACTATTATCTGTCAGTTACAAAAGCGAAACCTGAAGCGTCACGCATCTCACCAACACCATAAATAGTGTCAGCAGTATACAAGTCACCTAGGTACTCTTGCATGTAAGATGATTGTGAACGTACTCCTAGTTGCTCAACTAGAGCCATTGCGTCTTTGTGTAGAACTAGACCAATGTCATGTACGACTGAACCAGTAGCACACTGAGTAGTACCCATAGCGTTAGTAACATATACATCAATACCGTAGATTTGTCCAACCTTACCAGTCTTGATTGCATTACCATCACCAATAAATGCTTGCTCAGTATAACGCTGAATGCCTAACATGTCAGTGTACTGACGTGGAGTTAGAACAATTGCACGTCCATCTTGTGGTACGTCAGCTAGGTCTAGTTTTTCAACCATGCCACGAATTGCTGCATCACCACCAGTTGCTAGTGAAATAGCATTACCAGTACCTGAACGGTCCCAGTCAGAAAGTACACCAGCATTAGTAAATACTTGTGCCTTGTTCCAGCCTGAGTTACCTGCTGTACCATTACCACCGTTAAGTGCTGCTGCTTTGTTAAACAAGTCTAGGTCGACCTGTGTACTTAGAGCATATCCAGCATCTTCTGTGTAGAATCTACGTAGAGAGCTCAATGCTTGAACCTCTGCCATATCTTCAATTAGCACTGAGTATTCATAGTGCTTGTCGATGCTTAACGCTGTGTTGCCATGAGTATCGCCTTGAATCTTAACTAGCGAGTTCTCTCCCTTTGAAGTTGCTGAACCACGTACCGGTGTTGGGATGTTGATTGTATCACCCTTCTTACCTTTGTGGTTGATGCGAGTTACCAAATTAGCTAATACTAAGTTTTTTTGATAACTGGCAATAACTTCGTCACTCCACAACTCTGGAATAAAAGTTGCAGCTGTAGTGACTGTTTGGTTATTAGTACCAATTACACCTGTTGCCATTTTATATATCTCCTATATATCTTATTATTTTACCCTCCCCTCTGCGTAAGCCTCGTAGATTTCATCTTCTAAACTCTGATAACGCTTTGGGTCAGTCTGTTTTAAACGTATTAAATCAGCACGCCTGTAAATCTTTTTACCAGCTGTTGACTCACCGGAAGCTCTTGATACTCCTTCACCTGCTTTCATTGCAGTATCTCTTTTAGTCTTTTTGCTTTCATTTACTTCTTTTGTCTTAGAAATCATTTGTCTTTCTTTCCAAGTCGTAAGCAGTTCATTAGCTGCATCAAAGTCATAAGAGTCTGCTTCTTTATACAAGCGTTGTCTTATCTTACTTCCATTTACCCACTCCTGAAATCCTCCGTCAGTGATGACTTCTTGGAAATCTGGATGTGCCTTTTCGAGTTGTTGGGCAGTCAAAGCAGCTTGTTGCTGTTGTGTCTGTTCCGAAAACTCTCTGAACCTAGGATGATTATCTATAATTTGCCTTACTGCTTCTTCAGGATTATCATAAAAATCTGCTGGCTCACTTGTGGTAGTCTGTTGGCTTTGTGTACTTATCTGTGATTGCAAATAAGAATCAGTTAGCTTTCTAAGTTCACCAATCTCTTGCCCTTTCCTACCTAGTTCTTTCTCTAGGTTCTCATAGGCTTCAGCTATTTCTGATGAGGACTTACCTTGAAATTTCTTAGGAAGCTCAGGCTCTGTTGTTTCTGGCTCTTGAGTTACTTCCTCGTTGACTTCATCCTCTACAGCTAATGCTTCTAAAGATTCGTTTACTTGCTCTTCTACTGGTTCTTCATGAACCTCAGGGTCTACAATTTTACTACTCATGCTTCTTACCTCCGTCTTTTAAGATTATGGGGGTTATAAAAATGTTAGAGCTGGTACTAATCCAGTTGTTCTAACGCTAGTTTGGTAGCTTCCTCTAAATTAATAAACATGTTTAGGAAAGATACCTGTCCTCTACGTAAGTGTAGAGTCTTTTCATCTTCAATGTCATAGATTTTTTCAAGTGACTCTGCTAGTTTAGTGTACTCTTCTAACAATACACGCCAGCCATCATGTTGAATCATGTCTAATCGTTGTTCTAATACTTCTCTATCTGTCATCCGTTCATTGCCTTAGACAAATTAAGTATAGTTTCTGAGTTTAGATGTTCTACTTCAGGTACATTACGTGCAGTTTCTGACTGTATACCTTTTATTCTTACCATCTTCTCAGCTAGTTCTAGTTGTTTCTTAGCTAAAGTTTCATTAGATGCTTTATCACCTGCATCTACTTGTAGCTTCTGTGCTTCTGCATATAGCTTATTAATGTCTGCTTTGAGTTCCTCTAGTTCAAGCATAGACTTTTGCATTTCTATTTGTTTAATCTGTTGTTCTTCAGGGTTAGGTTGCATCATTTGATTGATTGCTTGTACTAACTGTGTCCTGTTAGACAGTGATGAGTTCTCAAATATACTCATTAATATAACAAAGAATGCAGGAGAGCCTTGTGGTGTCATAGATAACAACTGTACCATCTGTGTTGTTTCTAATTCCTTAGCCATAATACCCAGACTACTATAAGGTTTAAACTTAAAGTCTACTGCTGGATATCTTTCATTATCAAACTGTATACGTCTGTTTAAAGTCTTATTAATCATAGGAATCAAGAATGAATCTTGGAAATTCATTAGCGTTCTCTTCTGACGTTTGATAGATGCTGCTTGGAGCATTGACATACCACTAGCAGTTCCATTCCGAGGATTGGAAAAGTTACTGTTAGCTGTGTCCATAGCAC